GCTCCGGCTCCGGCTCCGGGTAAGCGTCGACGCCCTCGACCAGGCCGCGCGCGAGGAACGACTCGACCTGCTCGGCCGGCACGTCGTCCGGCAGCACCGCCCCGCGGAGAAAGTCGACCACCGCGCGGGACTCGCCCTGCACCTTCGTCTCCGCGGACACCATGCCCGCCAGTACCCGGTACGCCATGGCTCAGACCTTCAGGTTGGTGATCTTGGCGTGGGCCTTCTCGTTGCCGTACTGCAGACCGACCTCGCCGTACAGCTGCACCCGGTCCTTCGCGCCCGTCTTCGCCAGCGGCTCCGCGAAGAAGTGGCCCTTGCCGGGGATCTCGAGGAACACCGGGGCGCACTGCTCCATCGACACCGCCGCGATGGAGTTGATCGGCATGTGCCGGTCCAGCATCACGTTCAGCACGCCGAAGTCGGTGTCGATCCGGTCGACGACGACACCGCCGACGTTCCCGACCAGCTCCTTGCGGACGTAGGTGCCCGCGGTCAGGTAGGCGTTGGTGACGGCGCGTTTCTGCGTCGAACCGCACAGCAGCGTGGCGGTCGCCGACTCCTGCATGCCGCCGTTGTCGTAGGCGGACTGCACCATGTCGTCGACCATCGTCTTGGTCAACGCCACGCCCTCCTCCCAGATGACGGTGCCGTCTACGGTGATGTTCACCGCGGCGCCGCCCTTCGTGAGGGAGACGGAGAAGGTGTTCGCCGACGCCGACACGACGTAGTAGACGGTGCCCACCACCAGCGGGGTCGCCGCGCCCACGTTGGTGAACACGACGGTGTCGCCGTTGGTGAGGCCGTGCGCGGTGAGGGTGATCAGGTCGGTGGCGGCCGCGGCCGCGCCCGTCTGTGTGATGCCCGCGGCCGCGTCGATCACGTTCGAGACGATCGCCGGGAGCAGACCGCGCGTCTTGCGCGCGGTGGTGTTGTCCGACGGCAGCTGGTACACGCCGTTGAGGAAGCTGTACTCGACGTCGCGGACCATCTGCTTCAGCATCTGCTCGGTCTGCCAGTCGAGCTCGTTCCGGATCGGGTTCGTGGCCTCGTTGTTCAGGCCCGACTTCCGGCCGTACGCCGCCTGCTTCGTGTAGCTGATGCCGATGGTTTCCTGGTGGATCTGGGTGACGTTCTTGACCTGCGCCCGCACCCGCTCCTGCTCGGTCGGCGCGTCCTGACCTTCCAGGACGGCCGGCTGCGCCGCGGCGCGGAGGTCGAACGTCTGCCACTCGAACTCGGTGTCGGTCGACTGTCCCCCGCCGGTGAGTCCGCCGAGCGCTGCGAAGAAAGGCGTGTCCGCGGGCGTCAGCTGGTAGAGAATGCCGGTGTAGTTGGGCAAACCGTAGGTCGTGCCCAGGGCGGTGATCCCAGACATCTGGGTTCCCTCCTTGATTTCGGGGCACGGGGTGCCCTTCGGTTACTGACTTGCGAGTTTCTGGTTCTGCAGGGTGATGACGTCGCGCCACTTCCCTGCTTTCTGCGCCTCGGCGATCTGGCTGTCGAGGTTCGCGCCGCTGCCGCCGAGCCCGCCCTGATGCGGGTCGGGCCGCGGCGTGCCTGGCGCGAGCGGAGCGGTCGGGAACAGCGCCTTGAGCGCATCCGCGTCCGCTGCGAGCGCTTCCTTGCTGTCGCCCTGCAGCCGGGCGGCCTGCTCGACCGTCAGACCCTTCTCGTTCGCGATCTCCGCGCGCCACCGGGCCTGCCGTTCGCCGGCCAGCTCGGTCTCGTGCTTCGTCAGCCGCTCGGTGATCTTCTCGATGTCCGTCGGCCCCGTCGTGGGATCTCCGGTCGCACCGAGCGCGGCCGCGAGCTTCTCCAACGGCGCCAGTCCCTCGAGCTTTTTCTCCAGCGCCTTGCGAGCGTCGCGCTCGGCTTGCAGCGCCTTCAGTCCGTTCTCGCCGAGGGGTTCGTCGGGCTTCGGCGGGCCGCCCGGCTTCGGGTCCGTCCTGGGCGGGTCGCCGGCGGGCGGAGCGGGCTTCGGCGGGTCCGCCGCGGGCGGCGGGGCCGGTGAGGGGTTGTCCTCGGCACCGAAGATCGGCCAGACCGGTTTCCCGGCGACGATCCCGACCGCGTGGAGTCCGGTCCGCGGGTGAATGGGAAGGGTGTCCTGCACTTGTTCCTCCATCGCAGAGGGGTTTGCCCGGTCCGCATCGCGCGGTCGGGAGATCAAACGATGTAGCCGTAGAGCTGCAGCAATCGCTGAGCGTCCTCACGGCTCGTCGCAAGCTGGTAGATCGACTCCGGCATGAGCCGCGGGATCTGCGCCCGCCGCCGTGTCACGGTGCGCTGCACCGCGCCGTCGCGGGACAGCCGCGTCACCGTGCCGCGGTCCTGGGTCTGCGTCTCGCCGCGTCGCGCGATGAGCCGCTTCCCCGCGATACCGCGCCGCGTCGTGCCTTCGGAGGTGATGAACACCTCTTGTCCGAAGACGTTGGTCGTCCGCAGGCGACTGGTGCCGCCGTAGATCGCGCGTTTCTCCTCGTCGGTGATCCGCGCGCCCGCCGGCGCCATCCCGTTCGCGCCGCGGCGGGCATTGACGATCTGGTTCATGTCCGCGCCGTCCCGGATCGCCTGCGCGCCGGCCTTGGTGAAGATCCGGTCCTGCTCGGCCTCAGACAGGGCCGCGAAGTAGCCCTGGGGGTTTGTCCGGATCTCGTCGTCGGTGTCCTCCATGACCGGCACATGCACGCAGTGGCAGTTCGGGTGCCGTTCGAACGCGTCCTCGAACCGGTAGCGCCGGCCAGCCAGGATGATGCAACGCGAACACGGCTTCCCCTGTGACGGGTCCACCATCCGCACGTACTCCACCGATCGCCGCGCGGTGATCGCCACACCGTCAGCCACGCGTCCGGCGTCAGCGATCTGCGTCTGCAGCAGCATCTCCAGCGACGCGCGACCGGACGCGAGGGCCCGCTCCAGAGTGGCGCCTTCGCGAATCGCCACCTTGGCCGCGATGACCGGGTTCAGCAGCAGCGACTCGAGGCCGCGCCCGTCCGACGCGACCCCGGAGAAGGCCGACGTCCGCACCCGCCCTGCGCGGCGCGGACTTGCGCCCTGCTCCTCGAGGACATTGTCGATGAACTCGTCCGCCGAAGCCGCGGCCGCTTGCTGGCCGGCCCGCAGCACCACCGCGAGCCGGTTCATCAGCCGCGCCCACGAAGCCGTCAGATCCGCCGGGGTGACCTGCTGCCACATGCTCAAGCCAGCGTCGACAACCTCACCCGCGATGTCCTGCCGCTCGGCGTAGTGCTCGGAGGCAACGTCAGCCGCCGACACCGTACGGCTCCGGCTTCAGCCCCGGCTGCTCCGGCGAGACGATCCGGTCGGCCAGCACACCGATCGGGTCCCGCTCGGCGGCCTTCTTGTCCTCGGCGTCCTGCTCCTTCTCCATGTTGGTGATCTGCGCGTCGGAGTAGCGGAGGTCCTCGCGGGTCTGCCGCAGCGTCACGATCGGCTTCTGCCCGGGCGGCGCCTGGTACTTCTTGATCGCCGCGTCGGCGGTCTGCGCGACCGTCGGAGTCGACGGGTCCCGCCACCGGGTCTCCAGCATCCGGTACTTCGGGTCCCAGTCTTTCTCCTGGAACCGCTTCACCAACCGGCCGGCGCGCTCGTAGGCGCCACCGAACGGGGAGTGCTTCCGCTCGGCCCGCTTGATCAGCCGGATCTCGCCGGCCAGCCGGGACTCGGCAGACGCCGGGTTGTCCGTGGACAGGCCGAGGTAGTCCGGCGGGAGGCCGGAGATCGACGCGACGAGCCGCGCCAACGAGTTGATCGACTCGTGGAAGTTGCTGAGGTTCGCGCCCTGGAACGAGAACTCCCGCGCACCGTCGTCGGTGCCGACCGGGATGGTCAGGAACCGCCGGAACAGCGCCTGGTAGGCGGTGAGCTTGTTCCCGTCCTGGTCGACCAGGTCGTCGGGGCCGATGCCGAAGAAGCCGCGCACGTCGATAGCCGCCAGCTCCGCGCCGAGCATCATGTCCGTGGCGATCTTGTTCGCCGAGTCGGACAGCGGAATGATCGGCGCCAACTCGGACTGCCCGTACCGGGAACTGTGCGTCGCGACGTTCAGCCTGGACCGTGACGTCGACAGCCGGCCGCGGTTGATCATCGCCACGACCGGGGGGACACCGAGGCCGTGGTTGTCGCGGTCCTCCTCCGCCCACTGACTGTCCTTCCGCCCGTACCAGATCGTCGCGTCGGGCAGGTACAGCGCCGCCGAGCGCTCCGGCTCCCGCGCATACGTCCCGTCGTCGACGACCCGCCGCAGCCCGGCGATCTCCTTACGGGTCCGCGGGTCGATGTGGACGAACATCTCCAGCGGCGACTCCGCGCACATTATCGGCGTGCCGTCGTCGTCGTCGTTCGTCCCGACCGACAGGTACGAGCGCTTCATCACCAACGCGTCGATCCGGCCGAGCTGCGACTGCTCGTCCATGTCGTTGGCCTGCCACACCCGCCACAGGTCCTTGTCGTTACCCGCGTCATTGGGCAGCCGGAACCCCTCGACATCGAGTCGCTCTTCGAGGGCGTCGACGACGAGCTGCGGCCACGCGATCACGACCGGCTGGATCCGGTCCGCGACCTCCCGGAAAATCTCCGGGTGCATGTACGTGAGCGGCTGCGTGCCCTCGTAGTAGCTGTTCAGCCGATCCAGTTCCTGCAGCTCGGCGTCGTGGCGCACGGAGAGGAAGTTCAGCCAGCCCTCGGCGTCGTTCTTGTCGGGAACCGACATCACACCTCCCTCGTAGTCGTCACATCGCGATCACCCGTCGCGGCTTCTTCCAGAGCTTCGCCGCGGTCGCGTCGCCCGCAGCTTCGTTACAGACCACCGAAACGACCGCCATGTCGATCTTTCGGCCGTCGCCCGGCTTCGTGAGCACGTATCGCTCGGACGGGCGCGGCGCTTTCTTCGCCGCGCCCATGTGCAGCTCGGTGACGTCGCAGCCGTCGTGCGCGAACGGGCTGTCGGCCTTGTTCACGTCCACCAGCAGCCGCTGGCATGCCGCGTGCATCTGCACCGGCCGGTACGTCTCGAACCGCAGGACCCGCCGGTCGCCGTACTTCTCCGCCCACGCGTCGATCTCGGACTCCCAGTACGGCGGGTCCGCGTACATGCGGATGATCTCGAAGTTCGTGAACAGCCAGTCCACCGCGGCCGCGACCTCGAGCCGCGGCACCTTCCTGCCGAAGTCCGCCGGGTTCCAGATCGTCGGCCCGCCGGGCGTCACCGGCGTGAACTGGTAGCCCTCGCGGGTCTGCGCCCGAATACCGGTCCAGTCGTCCACATCGGAGCCGTCGAACCCGAGCACCAGCTGAGTGCGGCGGGTCATCGGCGGCGGCGACGTCGCCGCGCGAGCCTTCCACTTCTCGACGTCCATCCAGGTGCCGAGACCGGCGACGATCCGGTTCCCGAAGAACCGCTCCGCCTGCCCCGGGTCCTTTTCCGCGAGCTCCGCGGACTCACCCTCGATCGAGTCGATATTGACGTGCGGCGAGCCGCCGTAGTTGAACGCATGGATCCGGCGACGCTCCGCCTTCACCGTGTACTTCAGCCCGGCCGGCGGCGGCTCGTAGAACTTGAAGACGTCCTTCGAGCGCGACTCGCGCGTGCGCTGCGCCGTCGAGTTCTGCGACGGGTCGTACGGGTTGGTCGTCTCGACGCCGCGGCCACCCATGCCGGCTGCGCCGCGCCGCATCGTCTCGGCGACCTTCACCAGCTTGTTCTCGACGGTGTACAGCCCGGACTCGTCGTGGAAAAACGCCGAGATCGGGTTGCCGAGCCGGGACTGCGCGGACGAGGTGACCGCGTCGATCCGGCCGTCGTTCGGCAGCCGAATGAAGCCCTCTCGCGGCAGCATCAGGTCCGACAACGGCCCATTCGCCGCCATCGCTCGCAGCGGCCGGTAGACGTTGTCGACCTGGTCCTCGGACGTCGCGAGCAGCTGGATCAGCGGCGTCGCCCACGGCATCCCCATCGGCTCGCCCGGGTCATACGGGTACTCCCAGCCGCAGCCGCAGCCGTGGTCCTCGCAGACGTAGCCGTCGTCGTCGCCCGCCCACCCGGCGAACAGCGCCGGCCCGACGCCCTCGTTCGACGCGAGCGTCGCCGTCCACGGGCCCTTACCCGTCTTCTGCGGGGCGATGACCTGCGAGCGCCGGTTCCAGAACGCGGCCGCCCGCGTCGGGTAGCCGTTCTCGTCGTACGCCTCCGCGCTCGGCCGGACGCGGTAGTGGTTCAGCGTGCAGAACAGCTGCCAGTCGTAGTGCCGGAACGGCGCGCCCTTGCGGAACCCGTCCGGGATGATGCAGTGCCGCTCGACCCAGGCCGGCACGACCCACAGCGTCGGGAAGTCGACGACGTACCGCTTAACCCCCGACGCCATCAGCCACGACCGCCATCCGCGACTTCAACGCCCGCGCCTCAGCGCGCGCGTCAGTCTGCGGATCCGGCGCGGGACCGCCACGCTTTCCGGCCAACTCGTCGACGGCGATCGCCCACCCGTTCTCCCGCAGGCCCGCCGGCGTCATGCCGATCTGGTCAGCGAATCGGTGCAGGCTGTTCTTGTCCGCCGCCTGCGCCTCGGAGCCCTCGCACACCACCGCGGTCCGGACCCACATCGCCACGGTGTGCCACCGCCACGACTCGCGCGCCCACGCGCACGCCTGCGGCAGCTTCCACGCCCACTCCCACAGCGCCTCTTCGCGCTCGCGGAACGCGGTAGTCGCGCCGTCGTCTTCGGTCCGGATCTTCTCGCCGTCCTCGAAGTACGTGTAGAAGCACACCATCGGCCGGAGCGGATATTCCGGCACCTCGCCGTTGTAGCCCTCGGCCGGCAGCGCCAGCAGCGAGAACCCGCGCTTGTCGCTCCGCCCGGACGTCGGGTCCGGCTGCGGCCCGGACCGGTTCCGTGCACCACCCTTGGTCATTTCGATCATCACTCCTCAGCCGCGTCGCGCGGCGTCGGCGAGAGCCGACCGCGTCGCGCGGGCAGCCAGGAAGTTCTGAACCCTCCGCACCATTCGGAGACC